CAGGCACAAGGATGAGATGACGTGAGTTTCACCGGATTTTCAGATCAGATCGATCCCGCCACCGAGATCACCAATGCGCCGTTTTTCCCGGACCTGAACCTGCATGAGTTTGCAGAGTCCTACCGGATCCCGGCGGCGTACCGGGAAACCATGGTCACAGACCGCCTGATCCTGTCCATGGCCTGGGCCAATGCAGCCCTGTCCGAATTCCGGCAAACCCATGTGGCTGCCGGAACGGCTGCCCTCACAGATATTGTTGTAGATGCAAGCGAGCAGATTGGAGACATTCATCCCCTGGAAGTGCTGTACAAACGGGCCGTTTTCTGCCGGGCCAAGGCATTGCTTTTGGCAGACTTCGCCACAGTGATGCGCAAAAACGATGCGTCCACCCGCTCCAAAGGCGATGTGGTAGAATCCGAAGAGACCGCAGACCGGTGGTATGAGTTTGCCGCCGATGCCATTGCCGCGCTCCAGGGGAACCTGACCATTCACGCGGAGGCCCTGTAATGCAGAAGCTGTCCGCCTTGTCCGCCCATATCGCTGCCCTGCCCGGCATTGCCCGGGACAACATGGAAGCATTTGCCGACCTGGGCAAACTGGTGCCAACGGGGAAAGACCTGGGCAATGGTCTGGAGATCGGCCGGTTCAAGTATGATGCCGTGATCGGGATCGAGCAGTGCCCGGCGGTCCTGGCGTCATTGCTGTTGTCGTCTGTGATGGTGTGGCTGGCGGCCAATGACCCGGACCGGGATTTTCTGGGCCTGACAGATCCGGAAGTGGATGTGACCATTTATGATGAACAATATGTGTATGTGCAACTCAATGTAGAATTTGACGAAGCCCTGAGCCTGGTGCCGGATTCTGCCGGAGATATTTTATGGGACGGCCGGCGCTGGCGTGTGTCTGATATCGGCATCGATGTGGCGGAGGTCCTGGAAAAACTGGATAAAAAAGATGGCACTATCTGATATCGGCATAGACATTGACACAGATCCGGCGTCCACGCTCCGGCTGATGGATCAGATCGATGTGTTGACCATGGATCCGAGAAGACGCCGCCTGCTCATGCGCAAGATCGGCAAGTCCGTGATCAAGGATACCCGGCTGAACATCAAAAAGCAGCAGACCGTGACCGGCAAAAAGATGGAACCCCGGGCAAAAAAGCGGGTCCGCAGGAAACTGCTCAGCAAGATGGGCAAGGGTCTGGTCACAAAATTCACGCCGGACAACCGGGAAGGCGTGGTGACCTGGAAGAACCCGGGCCATGCCATGGTGGCATCCAGGCATCAGCATGGGGTCCCGGAATCGTTTGGATCGGTCAAGGCAAAAAAAATGTATGGCACCCCGGATTATAAAAAACCAGCCACGCCCCGGCAGGCAGCCTCCTTGATCAAGGCAGGCTACCGGGCCAGGGTGGCCAGGAAGCGGGGCAAAGGCAAGGCCGTGCTCAAGCGGGTGTCAAAGAAATGGATCCAGGACAACCTGACCCTGGGCCAGGCCGGCCTGATCCTGCGGCTGCTGCGCACCGGAGAAACCAAAGGCCCCCAGCGATGGGCCATCAAGGTGCCGGAACGGCCCTTCCTGGGGGTCACCCCAAAAGACGCAAACGTTTATTTGACTGCAATGGCCACCCAGGCCCTGCAGGAACTGAGAAAAGCTTAATATAAGGAGAGTCGATCATGTCTCTTGGTACTGTACAAATCAACCGCCTGAACCTGGTTCAGGGGGCACTGCCTGAAATCGAACGCCATTTTCTGTTTGTGGGGGAAGGCACTGAAAACGTCGGCAGCGTGGTGGCCGTGGGTGTTGAAACCGATCTGGATGAAGTCCTGGGGGAGGCGGACACCGTCTTGAAAACCCAGGTGGAAGCGGCCCGGCTGAATGCGGGTCAGAATTTTTCCGCGTCGGTAATGGAAGTGGATGTGGATGCTTCTTTGGAAACGGTCATCGATTACATGGACGCGGCCATGGAGATCACGTCCTGCGAAGGCATTGTGATGACGGAACCGGTGGACTCTGTCGCGGATCTGGAATCCATGCATGCGGAAGCCGCGTCTATTTTGTCGAAATACATGCGCCCGGTGTTCTTTATCGCCGCTGTCTCCGGCATCGACGCAGTCACGGAGACCTGGGCGGCGTATATCGCTCGCGTCACTCCGATTACTGATGATGTGGCAGCGGACCGGGTGTGTGTGGTGCCGTATCTGTGGGATCATGCCGTGGGCGCTTTTGCCGGTCGGCTGTGCAACCGGGCTGTGACTGTGGCAGATACCCCCATGCGCGTGGCCACCGGCCCCATGCTGGGGACCTGGTCGGACCGGCCGTCAGACATGGACGGCAACGGCTTGACCATGGCCCATCTGGCGCAACTGGATGCGGCCCGGTTTTCTGTGCCCCAGTGGTATCCGGATTATCCGGGCACTTACTGGGGAGACGGCAACATGCTGGATATCCCGGGCGGTGATTACCAGGTGGTGGAAAACCTGCGGGTGGTTCAGAAAGCCATGCGCCGGGTGTATCCCCTGGCGGTTGCCCGGATCGGTGACCGGCGGCTGAATTCCACCCCCGCGTCCCTGGCGGAGAACAAAGCCTATTTCATGCGGCCCCTACGGGCCATGGCCAAGAGCGTGACCATTCTGGGCCTGACGTTCCCCGGGGAGATCCATCCGCCCACGGATGACGCGATTGAAATTGTATGGCTGGACAAAACCACGGTGGAAATTTATCTGATGGTCCGGCCGTATAACTGTCCCAAGGACATCACCGTGAACCTGGCCCTGGACCTGTCCACTGAATAGGCCGGCAATATCAAGGAGACATGACAAATGAAACGAGTCAGCAGCAGCAGCTTTACTTTTACCCTGGGGGATTTCAAACTCCGGGCGGAAAAAGCGTCCCTGTCCATTGAAGACACCCGCAAGGCAGTCAAGGATCAGGGCATTCCGAATGGCTACATTGACGGCGAGGTATCCGCCACCGGAGAAATCGAACTGGATGCGGCCGCCATGGGCATCCTGTCCGAAGAGGCAAAACGCACCGGTTCCTGGCAGGATATTGAACCGGCAGACCTGATGTTTTACGCCAAGGGCACATCCGAGGAAGAAAAGATAGAGGCGTTCGGGTGCCTGCTCAATATTTCTGATGTGGCGGAATATGATCCCACCAGTGACAGCAAAGCCATCACAAAAATTTCCTTTGAGGTCACCAGCCCGGATTTTGTGCGCATCAACGGCACACCCTACCTGTCCCAGGAGCGGACTGACAGCCTGGTGCAGTAGCTTATCAACACAGAGACAGGAGCATAGCAAATGCCTGAAGTCAACAGAGTGATCAGAGATACCAGCGGGGTGCCGGTCGGCATGGCCCCTCTTGGGATTGCCACCGTGGTGAAAGACCTGCCGATCCCGCACCGGGCCGTGCGCAGTGATCAGGATCTGGTGGTGTATTTTAATGATGATACCGAGACCACCTGGACGTTTGAATCCGGTGAAATTATCGCCGTCAGCCCGGCAATGAGGCTGGCCGTTTCTGCGGTGTGTCTTGTTTATTAAGGAGGGGTGACATGGATAATTTATTAATACCCGGCGGCATCGGCATATCCCGCCGCAGGGCGGACGGCCGGTATGCATCGGATAAAAAGACAGATATACGCTGGCAATACGGAACCGGCCCGGTGTTTATCCATGACCTGTTTTACACCCCGGCTGTGTTTTCTGCGGACAGAACCTGCACATTTTCACCGCTCATGTCCGGCGGGGCAAATGCAGCTGTTGGTAATGAATATGTGGCGCAGAATATCGACCTGGGGCCGGATGATTTTGACAAATCGTTGATTGTCCGGCGTGATGAAACCGCCATGGTGCTGGCTGTGTTTTACCGGGATGCGGATCATGTTGAATGGACCGCGGTGCCATGGTCGTGGGAGCTGGCAGCGGTTGCTCCGTATCCGGCCGGACTGCTGGATGTGGAATATGTGATCCCGGCCCGGGGGGCGTTTGATTTGAAAATCACCGTGTCCGGTGCCGCTGGTTACCTGGATCAGCTGATGCTGGCGAATCAGGCCCTTGACATCGGCGGGTATCACCATCCGCCTGAAACACCCGTGAACGTATCTCCGGAGGACGGGGCCGATTATGTTCATGACATGCCCACCCTGGAAGGCGGGGCGTATTCGCATGTGCTGGGTACGAGCCAGGCTGCCATGCAGATCCAGATTTTTTATGATGCGGCCCTGGAAAACCTGGCCCATGATTCCGATGTGCAGCCGGCGGGCATCTCTTATTCAGTACCGGACACCGTGCTGTATGATTCATCCGAGTATTACTGGCGGATCCGGTACCGGGATGCGGAAGGGTCCTGGTCGGAGTGGTCAGCCGTCACAAGTTTTACCACGGTTGCAGAAGAGTACATCAATGCGCCGTCAAATACTTACCCGGCCCAGGGCGCCACGGACATCCCTGAAAATCCGACCCTGACCGCTTCTGCATTCAGCACCGGCGGGTTTGATGACGGATATGCGCCCACAGAATCCCATGCCGCGTCTCAGTGGCAGATCCGGGCTGCCGGCGGGGACTATGTCGCGCCGGCGTATGATTCCGGTGAGATCACGGATTTAACCAGCCACACTATCCCCGCAGGGTTGTTGTCAGACGGAGAATCCGGGTATTTTTTCCGGGTTAGATACAAAGGGGATACCCTGGGGTGGTCTGACTGGTCGTCTGAAACGGCTTTCACTACAAAAGAAATCTTCGCTAAAATTATTGGCGTGGCCCTGGTGTCCACCGGCGGCGGCGCCGGCACGTGGCAGCATGTTGGCCTGTCAGGAAACAATACCACCCCGGATGCAGCCTATTTTGCCAATCATCCCACCTATGCCGGTATCGAGGACGTGGTGATAGACGGCAACGACATGGTGAAATATCCAAAATTTTACTACAAGGTTGGCCCGGCACCGGCCGGATCCGACCAGGCCGGCAAGACATGCCGGTGGATGAGCGACCGGCCCTTTGACGGGTTTGATGTGTACCCCGCTTTTTTTGATGCCGGGGTGGAGATCGATCAGTTCTGGGCCGGGGCCTATGAGGCATCCGATGACGGCGGGACCATGGTCAAGTCTGTGGCGGGTGTACCGCCGCTGGCATCCACC